GATATCGACACAAGGGGCAGACGATGGCGATGACACCGGAAGGGAAGGTAAAGAAGAAGATAGTTGAACAGCTAAAGACGTTAGGGTGCTACTACTTTTTCCCTGCTACTGGGGGATACGGTAAGAGCGGAGTACCTGACATAGTTGGATGCTACAAAGGTAAGTTCTTTGGGATTGAATGTAAGGCAGGTAAGAACATGCCAACAGCACTACAGGAAAAGAATCTCAAAGAGATAAGCGAAGCGTACGGAATCGCGTGCGTAGTAAACGAAGACAACATGAATGACATTGAACTAATCCTAGGAGGATAGTATGGCTAGTAAAGAAGATTGGGAAAGGTTACAGGAAGAAATCCCTGCTATAGAAAAGACAGGGCTAGAGGCATGGTGCACGCCAGAAGAAGACATGGTAAACAACCCAAGCCACTATACCTATGGCAAGGTCGAATGCATTGAGGGGATACAAGAGTCTATGACACCCGAAGCATTCAGGGGGTACTGCAAGGGTGCTTGCCTGAAATACCTTTGGAGGTACGAGCGTAAGGACAAGCCGTTAGAGGACTTAAAGAAAGCCCAGTGGTACTTAAACAAGTTAATAGAAGGAGTTGAAAATGAAGACTGATGGAAGAGGAAAAGAACAGATAAAACAGATTATTAGTGGGGATAGTGAACTTCACCAGATAATAGGACTGTCCCAATATGGGCGGATATTCTATATGGACGATGACACGGATACGAAACATGGCGATGGTTGGGTATTGCATACAGGCAGGGAACTATACGAGGAAGTGGAGGAAGTAGAGGGGTGTGTGGATGGTCAGGGACTAATGAATGTGGAAGATATTAAACACGAGGAGACGATAAAAGCTATGAATGTATTGAATGATGTAGAAATTGGTTCTGAGAACTTGAGACGATTATATGAGTACTTTACTGACCCTGCACAAGGTAATAACACAGTACGACGAACCTCCGAAGACACAGGGATACCCAAAGAGGAGGTAAAAGCGTATTGCGAGGCGTTTAAAGTTGGTATGGTATAGCTAATGGATTTAATAACCGTAGACTTTGAAACGTATTACGACAAAGACTTTTCATTACGCAAGATGACAACCGAATCCTATATCCGTGATCCTCGCTTTGAGGTGATCGGTGTAGGTGTTAAGATAAACAACGGGAACACCGAATGGGCAAGCGGCACTCATGCTGAGATCAAAGATTACCTCCACACATTCAACTGGGCTAGTTCAGTCCTTTTGGCTCACAATACTTTGTTTGATGGTGCTATTCTATCTTGGACGTTTGATGTTCATCCTCGCTTACTTACTGACACTTTATGTATTGCTCGCGCTTTGCATGGCGTGGAAGTTGGCGGCTCCCTCGCTGTACTTGCTCAACGCTATGCTATTGGGGACAAGGGAACAGAAGTACTTGATGCTGTTGGAAAAAGACGTATCGATTTTACCGAAGCAGAACTAGACAAGTACGGAGACTACTGCGTTAACGATGTGGAACTAACGTATAAGTTGTTCTCTATTATGGGTAAGGATTTTCCAAAACAAGAGTTACGTATAATAGATCGTACCCTGCGTATGTTCACCGAGCCTATGATAGACCTAGACCTTCCTATGTTAGAGGAACACCTTGGTAGCACTAGGCAAATTAAAGAAGACCTAATAACAGCTTCTGGTGTAACTAAGAAAGAATTAATGAGCAACCCTAAGTTTGCTGAGTTGCTTAAAGGGGTAGGTGTAATACCCCCTATGAAGGTTAGTCTCACTACAGGTAAGCAGACGTTCGCCTTCGCCAAGTCAGACGAAGGGTTTAAGGCTTTACTTGACCATCCAGACCCTCGCGTACAGTCTCTAGTGGTAACACGTTTAGGGACTAAGAGTACCCTTGAAGAGGCACGCACCGAGAGATTCATAGGCATTGCTAATCGTGGACTAATGCCCGTACCTATAAGGTACTATGCCGCTCATACTGGTAGGTGGGGAGGCGATGACAAGATCAACATACAGAATCTACCTAGCCGTGGGCAACATGGTAAGAAGTTAAAGAAGAGTATCATTGCGCCTGAAGGGTACATATTAGTGGACTGTGACTCCTCGCAGATTGAGGCAAGGGTACTAGCGTGGCTTGCCGATGAGTCGAAGCTGGTCTCAGCATTCGCTAACAAAGAAGATGTTTACATAAAGATGTCCTCTAAGATATATAACATACCAGAGGAGGAGGTAACTAAGGCGCAGAGGTTTGTTGGTAAGACTACTATCCTAGGTTGTGGTTACGGTATGGGAGCAGAACGATTTGTAGAACAGCTAAAGACGTTTGGTGTAGACATGCCACGGACTGAAGGTCGTCGAGTTGTTAAGATATATCGGGAAGCCAATGCCAATATAGATAAGCTATGGAGAACATGTCAGGCAATGCTAGTTGATATGTCTCGTGGTAACTACGGTACCTTTGGCCCAAGAGGTATAGTTAAGTACGGGTCGGACGAAGGTAATGCATGGACACTACTGCCGTCAGGTCTAATAATGCGTTATGACGATCTAGCGTGGACACAAGGCAATAAAGGCATTGAGTTTGATTACCAGACTAGGCGAAGCCGAACCAGAATCTATGGTGGTAAGGTGGTAGAGAACATATGCCAAGCGTACGCAAGGTGTATAATTGGTGATCAGTTAGTAGATATAACCAAGAAGTATCGCGCAGTGCTTACCGTACATGACTCCATTGTATGTTGCGTACCTATCGAAGAGGCCAAAGAAGCACAGGCATACATAGAGATGTGTATGCGTAAAACACCGGACTGGGCGGAAGGGCTACCACTAGACTGCGAGTCTGGGGTAGCTAAAGCATATGGAGATTGTGAACCTGATGAGTAATGTCATAGATATTAACAAGTTTAAGGAGACTAAGGACGTTGAGACTAACAACGCCTACCTACAAATAATCGTGGGAGAATCTCAAGACGAAGATATTCTTGTATTTATAGAGCAAGTAGAGACTGTAGGTAGCACCATGCACAAGGGGCAACTTATACTTGATGTTGATATGTTACATAGTCTTATAGAAGGACTATACGAAGCTGCTGAAGCAATAGAAAAGGGTCAAAACAAGTGAACATAAAGCCGTGGTCGTTCTCAAAGATTAAGTCGTTTGAGCAGTGTCCTAAAAAGTTCTACCATCTGAAGGTGACTAAGAGTTACAAGGAACCTGAGACAGAAGCGATGTACTACGGTACAGCGTTTCACTTAGCGGCAGAGGAATATGTTAGGGATGGTACGCCTCTGCCAAAGAAGTTTATGTATGGTAAGGCAGTGCTAGACTCTCTCGTAGATAAGAAGGGGGAGAAGATATGTGAGTTGGAGATGGGACTCACAGAGAACCTAGAGCCATGCGGATTCAGAGATGATAACGTGTGGTGGAGAGGCATAGCGGATTTAGTTATCCTCGATAGAGAATCTAAGGTAGCATGGGTTATAGATTACAAGACAAGCAAGAACACTAGGTACGCTGACAAGGGGCAGTTGGAGCTTATGGCTCTGGCAGTATTCAAACACTACCCCGACATAAAAACAGTACGTGGTGGATTAGTGTTCGTAGTGTGTAACGAGTTAGTGAAAGAACAATATGACTATGATGTAGCACCGAGCCTTTGGGCTAAGTGGCTTGCCGATTATAATCGTATGGAGCAAGCGTACATAAAAGATGTGTGGAATGCTAATCAAAGTGGACTATGCAAACGTCACTGCGTAGTAACAGAATGTGTTTACAA